ATGGTGCAAAAAGGAATCGCCGGAACCTACTGCAAAACGCCGTTTGCTGATTCGTATGCGTTCATCAGCAATCCGGCAACAGGTGCGCCGTCTGTGTATATCATCGGCTCCGGTCAGGTATCACCAATAGCCAGCGCGAGCATTGAGAAAATACTACGCTCCTACACTGCTGATGAACTGGCTGATGGCGTGATGGAATCGTTGCGGTTTGATGCTCATGAGTTGCTGATTATCCACCTGCCGCGCCATGTTCTTGTTTACGACGCATCTTCAAGCGCCAATGGTCCGCAATGGTGTGTACTGAAAACAGGCCTGTATGACGATGTGTACCGCGCTATCGACTTCATTTACGAAGGCAATCAGATAACGTGCGGCGATAAGCTGGAATCGGTTACCGGCAAATTGCAGTTCGATATCAGCAGCCAGTATGGGCTACAGCAAGAACACCTGTTGTTTACACCACTCTTCAAAGCTGAGAACGCCAGATGTTTTGATCTGGAAGTTGAATCATCGACTGGTGTCGCTCAGTAC